GGTTGCCGTCTTCGTCCTTCGGCGGCGGGGACACCTGCGCGAAGAACCGCAGTGCCTGGGTTTCGGTGATCTTCGTCTCCGCCATCACCCGCATGTCCGCGACGAAGTGATCCCAGCGCTTCTTCATGTCGTCCAACGTCGCGGCGATGGCCTTGGGCTCGAAGCGGGAGGTGTGCCGCAGACGGAACAGGCGACGTCCCCTGTTCACCACGCTGCCCTGTGCGTGCCGGTCGATCACCGGCAGCTGGTTCCAGCAGCTCAGGCGGAACGAGTTGAGGTGCGCCTGCGTCGCCGTCGTCAGGTCGCAGGCGGTGCTGAAGAACATGCACCCCTTGAGTTCGTCGTTCTTCGTGATCTTGCCGGTGAAGGGCGTCTGCGCGAGGGCCCAGATCTTCTGCCCGCTGCGGATGGCCCCCGCGAGCGCGAGGTCGAACCCGTAGGCGTCGGCGACCTCCTTGTAAAGCTCGAGCATCTGCACCGGCTGCACCACCTTGAATTGGGTGCTGACGACGCTGAGGGGCGCCCCGGTGTCGGAGCGGAACAGGACGGCGCGGTCCTTCATCGTGCGCATCTTGCCGCCATGCTCGAACTGCACAGGCTGGCCGTAGTACTCCCAGTCCAGGTGTGCGGCCTTGGCCCACTCCTTGACCGTCTTGCCTTTGAGGGGCATGACCGCTTCGTTCAGCGTCTCGGGGATCGGGAGGCCGAAGAACGTGGCGGTGTTGGTTTTCGTCGTCATGGTGCTATCTCCTGTCTTGACTGCGGGTTGAACTACGGGATGAAGCGGCCGTCCTGGATGGCGGACGCCAGTACTGCGGGGGAGAGTGTCAGGTTGCCAGGCCCGAAGGCGATCTTCTTGACCTTCCCCTTCTTGCTGATTGCATCGCAGACGTTCTTCGCCAGCGCCGCGTCGGAGAAGAAGAACGTGATTTCCGCGCTCAGGTGCCGCGAGGCGCTGGCACCGTAGGTGACGTAGAGGGCATTCATCGAAGGACCTTCTGCTGGTTGTTGTTCGGTTGATTGGAGATCGGGTTCGGGGTCAGGCGGGCCTTGCGTCCCTCCGACACGCCGGCCCCGTAGGAGCCGAAGTCCAGGCGGTTCTGTCTCTTCGCCTCCGAGTAGTCGAGCCCGAGCTTTTCCTTGATCTTCTGTTCCTTCATCACGACCAAGGCGTTCTGCCCGGGGACTGCCTCACCCATCTGCTGCTTCTTCAGCTGGAGGAGCCGCTGGAGTATTTCTGTCGCCATGCCGAGGCGGAAGCTTCGTTGACGAACCCGCGTGTCCCCTAGGCTGCGGCGGTCCCCCCTCTTGCGGCAGTCCCTTGTGAACTGCTTGGACGCCCGCGTTACGGTGTCGACCAGGTAGTCGAAGGTCCACGCTGCCACCTGTGCATCGGCCCGCATCCCTGCGAAGATGAGGAAGCGGTTGCCATCGTCCATCTTGCGGATGAAGACGAAGGCGTCGAAGAGCTTCGCGCAGCCGTAGGCCATTGCGCTGCACCAGTCCGGCACGGAGGACTTCGTCGTCTTGTGTGTCGTCATGCCACTCCGCCTGGCTTCTTGGACGATGGATTCTTCGTTGCGGAGTTCCTGCTCGATGGCCTCCAGATGCTCGATGTTGTGCTTGCGCATGAGCGCCTGTGCCTGTCGCGCAGCAGCCTCGGCCTCGTTGACGTTGCCGCGACCATCACGGGCCATCGCCAACAGCTTCTTGATCTTCTCGAGGATTCGCTCGCGGTCTTGTTTGCCGTTCTCTTCGGTCATGTTGGCCTCCTAGCTTTCGTCGTCCTCGTCGCCGCCAGGACTGAGGCCCATGGCGTCAATGAAGCACCGAACGGCGTGCTCCGCATCGCTGCGCGTCTCGTAGATGGGCTCGGAGGCGAAGATAATCATCACGTCCGGATCGGGGAGCACCATGGCCATGATGACCAAGACCTGGTTGAGCAGGATGTTCCACGCCCACAGGCCGGTCTCCTCGTCTTGCATCGTCGTGTACTCGTGCCCACCGTACTCCGTGGGCTGAAGTTCCTGCATGTTCATAGCGCCTCCACGTCTCGGGTTGCCTTGCGAAGGTTCAGGATGACCGAGCGCATCAGCTGTGCGTCTGCCATCACCTCGAAATAGCGACGCGGGTCGGGGAGGTCCCCGAGCTCCGTCGCAATCGTCTCCCTGCGGACTGCGCATCCTTCGAGAGCGCCGATCAGCTTGTCCACGTCCTCGCGCGACAGGGACAGTCCGATCCGAATGGTGTCTCCGCTGCTCATGTCACTGGCTCCTTTGCTCGTTGATAGGCAGCTCGCACCTTGAGAAGGTACGCGGCCGTCTTGGGTGTGCTCAGCTTTCCCGTGCGGAAGCCCGAGCCGGTCAGGTAGTTGAGAAGGCGCGCGACACGCATCGGATCGCGCAGGTCCCCTCCGTACTTCTTGAGGGCTGCGAGACACGCATCGGGGTGCCCCTTCCACCTGCCGACAAGGCTCCCGCGCAGGGCTTGCCACTCCGCGTCATCCACGATCTCGCGGATGTGCTTGCCAAAGAGTCTGCGCATCAGGCGCTCCTTACGAGTGAGATCTTCTCGGGGTACTGGTACAGGTTGCCGTGGCTGTAGCCTTTGCGATTGAGCGCACGGATCACCTTGAGACGGTCCGCGTGCTTCATGTCGTCAGGGCACGGGATCTTCTTCAGAGCTGCGCACGCCCGCAGCTCTGCGTCTGTCATCCAGGCAAAGGCGACCCGTTTGCGTGCGGTCGCCTTCGGCGCGCGGAAGATGTAGCCGTCAGTCCCGCCGGACATACTTGCACCTGTTCGGCTGACGACGATGCTCGACCCGCACTTTCTCCTCATAGGAGCGGACGCGCTGGTCGGATCCCTCGGGGAGGGCGAACCAGTAGTTGCCGTCAGCTTGCTTGACGACGTCCACCACCGACTTGCGCTGCAGCCAGTGGAGGTCGTTGACGATGGACTTCCGCAGCTGCTTCCTGTCCGTGCCGGGGAGGCAAAGGATGCTGAACAGCTCGTCCACCTTGACGAAGTCCCCTCGCCCACGAAGGATGCGCAGGATGAGAGCTGTCGTCGTCGGTTCACGATTGCGCATTGCGCACCCCCTTCTTCGCCGACAGGACTTGCAGTCCCTCGCGGACGAGGCTCTCACGCGCCTCGCTGTTCAGCGGGAGGGTTCCGAACCGCGCGGCGAGGGGCATGGAGGACAGGCGCATGGACGGCCCGCGCTTCGACACGCGCAGGTAGCAGAAGACCTTTCGCGGCACAAGGTTGCCGCTCTCGTCGCGGTTGGCCTTGTAGCGAAAGGAGAAGACGAGGTACTTGGGCGTCTCGTTGACGACCCGTTCCCCGCGTGCGTGGAGTGCGGCCTGCACAGCTCGAGTGATCGTCGTCATCACCGGTCCTCCTCGTCTTCGTCATCCTCGCGCGCTTCGGCCCACCCGACGGCCACCGCGGCCGTGTGCGGGAGGTAGCCGAGCTGCTGCCCCTCGGCCAGGTAGATGACGGTGCTGCCGTCGTCGTTCTCGACCACGCCGAGGTCAGGGTCGAGGCTGTACTCGAAGGCCCACTGCGGCTGGTGCGCGAGACGGATCTCGGTCTCGGGCCCGTGCTCGTCCACGAGCTCTTGCAGGACCTCGAGCAGTTCGCCGATGCGAAGTGTCATGGTGTGCTCTCCTTCTGGTTGTGGAGTGGATCAGAACGGCAGGTTGAGGCTGCCGACGAGGCAGTGCGCGTGGACGAAGTCGATGTCCTCGCGGTACTGGTTGTCGAACCCTTTGTAGGCGAGGGGTGCGCACTCACTCGGCGCGTTGAAGGCGCGCAGGTCGTCGGCGATGACCTCGTAGTTCGCGCACAGCTGCGACGCCTTCTTCGCCGCCTCGGGGCAATCGAAGACGGGTGCGGGAGGACCCTCGGCCTGTCCACCATCAAGGTTCTCAGCGCACCAATCGGAGTATCCCCCGCCGGTGTAGAACGCCTTGTCAGCGATGAGGCAGCCGCCGGGGATCGCTTCGTACATCCCCCGCTCGTTCTGCACGACCATCACCGGCCACGGCTCCTCCGAGAGGGTCGGGAAGACGTCGAAGCCCTCCACGATGCGGGGCAACGTCACCTTTTCCTTGCAGACGTGCTGCGGCAAGCGCGACGCCGACAGGTGCCGACCGCAATCGGGGCAGACGGCCATCGTGCGGTGCTTGCGCGAGCCCGGGACCGCCGGCTTGACGTAGACGACGATGCCTTGAATCTCGACCGGGGCGATCGCCCTGCGCGGCAGCTTGGCCCCGTACTCGAGGCCGAGCCACTTCCTGATCCAGCGGTGGTTGGCGGGGAGGTCTGTAAAGACGCCGATGGTCGGACGGCGGAGGTACGCGCGAGTGGAACGGAACGTCATGCTGCTCTCCTTTGGGTTGTGGAGTTGCTTGCACAGGGGACTAGCTACGCACCCAGACGAGGCCGTGCTTCGGGTAGTCGGCCTCGCGGATGTCTTCGAGTGCAACGGTGCGTCCATCGTGGATGCCGTTGCGGGGGATGCGCTCACCTTTGCGCACGGCACGCCAGGTGCGCTTGTGCCGCAAGGTGTGCCGTTTGCCTTTGACGAGCTTGGTGACGAGGAGATGCTCGATCATGCGGGCTACTCCGTGTCGGCGTTGATCGGGGTGAGCCAGCTTGCCTCGACCGTCACTTGATGTAAGGCGCGCTGGAGCACCTTGTGCAGGTTGTTGGTGCGGTTGCAGCCGTGCCGGGTGTACAGGGCGCCGTCGCACTCGATCAACGCGACCTGCCAGCACGAGAGCCCGTCCTGGCGGGTGTTGTAGAGGATCGAGATCGCCCACTCTTGTTCGTGACTGTTGATGGTCATCCCGTAGGCGTGGTGCGTGATCTCGGCACACCCCGCTTGGGTCACCTTTGCGTGGGTGTTCAGTCTGGGGTCGACCACAGTGAGGTCCGCAAGGGCGGTGGCCAGTTCCCTTTCCAACAGCCGAACTTGTTGTTTCGTTGCCATGGTGTTCTCCTTCGGGTTGGGGAGTCAAACGGTCAGCACGGTGTCGGGCTGGATGTGCTTCCACGGATCTTCGCTCAGCACGCTGCTGCTGTCGTCGTCAAGGTTGACGGGGTAGACGTAGACCTTGACGGGCTTCTCCTTCTGCTTGCCCGCGCGGATCTTGTCGCGCAGGTAGTGGGCGGCCTGACGAGCGAAGCCGCGCCCATGCAGCGCGGGCTTGTCGGTGGCTCTGCATTTGAAGCCGTCAGCGTACTCGATGACGATTTGCCATGCCATGGTGTTTCTCCTTTCTGATTGAGGATCGGACACAAGCATGCGCCATCGTGAGATGACGCATGACGCTGCCCGGTCCCTCACCCCCCTCTACGGCCTACTTCGATTCTCCCGTGGTGCGGCATCGGTGCCCGCGCGACCGCAATTGTTTGTCGCGTCATGCACCCCCTCGGTTCCTTTCGTTCCGTGCGCGCCTTTCAGACTGGCTCTCGGGGTGTGAGGTGTAGCGTTGAATTGTTCTCCCGGCCGTGCGTCGCCCTGACCCCTGCGCATGTTCGCGGCGTGCAGTGGTCAGGCGGGATCGTCGGTGCGGGGCTGCCGTTGCTGTCGGCAAGCTAGATGCGGTCGGCGTCGCAGGGGGTTGGCTACGTCTCCCGACGTTGCACTGCTCCTGCGCGTCTGCGCTACTCATCGTCGCGTGCGGGATGACGCCCGGTCTCGGCGACGATGCTACGCAGCTCGCATCCTCAGGTTCGGGGTGGTCTCAACCCTGCGTCTCATGGGAGTGTCGTCCGATGCTGCGACGTTGGCTCCCGGCGCCCCTTGCTGCCCGCATTTGATCGGCCTTCTCGGCCTCGGGGGGCTTCATCTTTCGGGCTGTGCGTGAGGGCCCGTTTCCGTTTGCCCCCTTGCAGTCCCCGAGGCTTGCACCTCGGACCCTGTGCGCGTTACGCGCTCCCCCTGCGGGTGAACGCCTGCCCTGTGGCTGTGTCGCAGGGGAGGGCAGGTGTTCAAAAGGGATGTTAAATCAAATATTTACTCTTTGTTTGACGTTTCGAGGGTCTATTTTCCCCTTATAGATCAATACTTTACGCCGGTTTGTGGCGCGACGAAGGGGCAGGGTTCGTGCATCATCGTCGCGTCAGGGGCCACGCGACGACAGGCCCTCCCCTTCGGATGAGACAGCAGGCAACGAGATGTCCCGGTCAAAGCAAGCCCCTCAGTCCCTTGCTGATGTTCCCGCTCGGCGCTACGCCATGCCGAAGTTGCGCACGCATCTGAACAGGCAGAAGCAGAACAAGCGCAACGAGACGCCCACGCCGCGACAGCAGGCTGCGATTGCCCGTGGGGACTACGCCTTCAAGACGGCGAAGGTGCTGGTCGATGGCGTTGAGATGGACGTCAACGTGCGGAACAATGTCCCGCACAGGCCCTCTGCCGTGACCCGTCATCAAGTCTCGGTCATGGCGGCGATCGGACTGCAGCAGCTCGCCATCGCCAAGATCCTCGGGGTCACGACCGACGTGCTGACGAAGTACTACCGCGATGAGTTGGACGTCGGTCAGGACCGCGCCACCAAGATCGTCGCGGCCAAGCTCTTCAAGACCGCCGCATTCGGTAAGGGCAAGGATGCCCTCGCGGCGCAGATGTTCTGGCTGAGGACGAGAGGCAAGGGCAAGTTCAATGAAACCCAGCGACTTGAGCATACTGGAGCTGACGGAGCTCCTATCGAAACGGTCGGCCTCACGCTTACCGACGAAGAACGAGCTATCCGAATTGCTCAGCTCCTTAACGCCGCAGCAGAAGAGGGAGCTGGACGCCCTGCTCCAGAACGTAACGGCGGCTTGGGCTCCCTTGCCGGGCCCACAGACTGAGGCGTACTACTGTGAAGCGGACGAGCTGTTCTACGGGGGAGCTGCCGGCGGTGGCAAGACCGACCTGCTCCTGGGGACCGCCCTCCTGTTCCGCCGTGTCGTCATCTTCCGCCGCGTCTTCCCTTCCCTGCGCGCCATCATCGACCGGTCGCGGATGCTGTACAACCGCGCTGGCGTCGCAACCCCCCTCGACTCATTCAACGAAGGGCTCTACCGGTGGAAGTTCGCTGACGGGCGCTCGATCCGCTTCGGCTCCATCCAGTACGAGAAGGACGTTCTCGACTGGCAGGGGCAGCCGCACGACTTCTACGGCTTCGATGAGCTGCCCGAGTTCACGCAGTACCAGTACACCTACGTCACCGGCTGGCTGCGGCACCTCGACCTGCGTCAGGGGACGAAGCGCAGGAAGCCCCGCATCATCTGCACAGGGAACCCACCGACCACGACCGAGGGCCGCTGGGTCATCGACTACTGGGCCCCTTGGATTCAGAAGCCGGTGCAATGCGCACCCGGGGAGCTGCGCTGGTACACCACGATTGACGGGAAGGAGGTCGAGTTCCCCGACGGCACGCCCATCGAGCACCACGGCGAGATCATCATCCCCCGCTCCCGCACGTTCATCCCTGCAAGCATCGAAGACAACCCGTACCTGCTGGAAGCCGGGTACAAGGCCAGACTCCAAGCCCTTCCTGAGCCCCTGCGTTCAAAGCTGCTCAGCGGCGACTTCACTGCCGGGGTCAAAGACGACCCGTGGCAGCTCATTCCTACTGCCTGGCTCGAGCAGGCGCAGGAGCGATGGAAGCGGCTTGGAGCTGACTACCCGATCAAGAAGCGGATGCGCCTCGAGCAAATGGGGGTGGACGTGAGCAGGGGCGGACGCGACAGGACGGTGCTCACCCCGCGGTACGAGTGGTTCTTCGGGGAGCAGATCGTGGAGCAGGGCACCGTGACCGACGATGGCCCCAAGGTCGCCGGCATCATCCTGCGCCACGTCAAGCCGGACACCGTCGTCTGCGTGGACGTCATCGGGGTCGGCAGCAGCGCCTATGACGCGGTGAAGCCCTACGCAAAGACGTTCCCCTTCGACGCCACCAAGAAGAGCACGGGGAAGGACAAGCGATCGGGAGTCCTCGGCTTCTACAACCTCAAGTCGGAAGCGGCATGGCGCCTGCGCGAAGCCCTCGACCCCGACACCGGCGACAACCTGGCCATCCCCCCGGACAAGAAGCTGACGCGGGAGCTCACGTCCTTCCACTGGGAGCTCACCACCCGCGGCATCAAGGTCGAAAGCAAGGAGGACATCGTGGATCGGTTGGGCTTCTCCCCTGACCTCGCGGAGTCCCTGTTCTACGCGCACGCACAGCCCAGCGCCCCGGGTCAGGGAATGCTGGACTTCTACGCGGCTGAGCACCGCGACTTGAAACGTCAACAGCACGACGAGAGGACCTACCATGGACGCTAACAGCGCAGCAGCCGTCGACCTCATCAAGAAGATCCACAAGGGGGAGCTGGAGAAAGGGGCTCCGAAGGGCCACCCCTTCTACGGCAACCAGTACACCACGGGCTCGGGAAGCCCGGTAGCCCCCGACCTGGCTGCTGTGCTTCCCGCTGGAAGCTCCGTCAAGCCCATGGAGTTCCTGGAGGACGAAATCAATCGGGTGCCCGGCGTGCGTGTCGGGGTGATGACCAAGCCGGAGAGCCCCCGCATCCAGCGCGAGGAGAGGGCATATCGCCTGTACCAGGAGAGCACCGGCGACTTCGTCGTCAGCAACATGGACAACACCGTGACCGATTTCCGTTCGGACACGCGGGACAGTGCCCTGCAAGAACTGAAGACGCGGATCACCAGGGACACAGGGGTCACGGTTGGCGGGCGCATCAAGGCACTGTCCGCCACAATCAATCGCGCCAAGGCACTCGAAGGTGGTGGCAACGCCCTGTCTCCTGGTGAACGGAAAGCTGCGTCGGCGGCCCGCAAGGAGCTGGCATCCCTGACTCCCTTCCGTGAAGGTACCCGCGTCAAGGTCACCGGCCCCGTCAGCGGCAAGGGTAAGACGTTGACGGTGCGCGAGCTCTCCCCGAGTGGCAAGTACGCCGTCGTGCGTGACGCGAAGGGGAACACGTTCAGCTACCACCTCAGCGACCTGACCCCGCGCAAGGACTGACCCCATGAGCACCACCCCGCGCCAACGTGTCGTGCAGGAACATCTGGAGCTCCTCGAAAGGCTCCAGAAGCTGGAGGACTTTCTCACCAGCGCCAAGTTCGACACCCTGCCGGCCGAACAACAGAGCCTGCTGATGCAACAGGTGGTGCCGATGCGTCACTACAGTAGCATCCTGCAACGTCGTCTCAACATCTGGCCCGAGGATCCGATCATGCCGAAGGGACTCCCCTGTCCCCACTGCAACCCCTCAGGTGTCTTCCTGTACGGGGATGAACGATGCACAAGCTGCCACGGTACCGGCTACCTCCCCTTCGTGAGCACCCAAGATGAGCAAGCCACAGCCTGACGACGAGTTCCACGCACCGACGCGGGTACAGGACTCCTTCGTGGTGGGGGAGTCCCATCTGCTCTACAAGCCCACCGGTCAGCTCTTCGTCGTCGCGGACTTCGCAGAAGGGGTGGGTGAGGATGCCGAGACCGCCATCCTCCTCATCGAAGAAGACACCGGATTCCAGTACTACGTCACGGGATCTCAGTTAGACCCGGATTTTTGGGAGCTCTAGATGCCTCGTCCCACGTTGAAGAAGCTCGCGCAGGGGAAGAAGGAAGCTCCCGCGCCGAGGAAGACGACCCTCGACCCCGCCATGGTGCAGGCCATCGCGGAAGGGGTCAAGAGGGAGCTCAGCTCGACCGAGGGCTGGTTCGGACCCGGGAAGCCGCAGCCGGATATCGGCATTGACGATGCACGCGGGAGACTGCTGCAGTACCCCGTAGCGCTCAACCTCAGGCAGCGTCCGCGTGATGACGGCAAGTCGGAGATCACCTTCGAGATGCTGCGCACGTTGGCAGACTCCTGCGACCTGCTGCGTGTCGTCATCGAGAAGCGGAAGGACCAGATCGAAGGCGTCTCGTGGGACATCTCGATGCGCGAGGACAAGACCGCGCCTGCGGTGGAGGACATCAAGCTGGTGCGTCAGTTCTTCCTGCGCCCCTCCAGTGAGCACGACTGGTCGGGGTGGATTCGTTGCCTGCTCGAGGACGTTCTGGTGCTCGATGCTGTCGTCCTGTACCCGCGCCAGACGAAGGGCGGCAGCATCTACTCCCTCGACCTCATTGACGCGGCCACCATCAAGCGCGTGGTGGACATCACCGGCCGCACCCCGGCACCTCCCCTCCCCGCGTATCAGCAGGTGCTGCATGGAGCCATCGCCGCGAACTACACGGTGGACGAGCTCGACTACTTCATGCGCAACCCCCGCACCGATCGCCTGTACGGGAGGAGCCCTGTGGAGTGGGTCATCACCACGGTGAACACCGCGATTCGTCGTTCCCTGCATCAGCTCAGCTACTACACCGAGGGCAACGTCCCCGAGGCTCTGGCGACTGCCCCTGACGGTTGGACGATGGCGCAGGTGCGCGAGTTCCAGACGTACTGGGACGACCTGATGGAGGGGAACCTCGCGCAACGTCGGCACCTCAAGATGGTGCCCTTCGACGCGACGAAGATCAAGGAGACGAAGCAGGTCGAGCTCAAAGACATGTTTGACGAGTGGCTCTCGCGCCTCGTCTGCTTCGCCTTCGGCATCTCCCCTTCGGCCCTCATCAAGGACCAGAACAGGGCGACCGCGCAACAGGTCGGGGAGCAGTCGACCGAGGAGGGGCTGCTGCCCTTCCTGACGTTTCTCGAGAACAAGATCTCGTACCTGATCCAGCGCCGCCTCGGCTTCCCGGACCTCTGCTTCAAGTGGAACTACGAAGAGGACGTGGACCCGCAGGTACAGGCGAACATTGACAAGATCTATGTGGACATGAAAGCGCTCACCCCTGACGAGGTGCGCAAGGAGCGTCTCGGCAAGGATCCCCTCACGCCCGAGGAGCGCGACAAGGCGTGGCCCAACCCCATGGCAGAGATGCTCGGCCCCGACGGCAAGCCTAAGGTGGGCCCCGACGGCAAGCCCCTGCCGTTCGGCGCGAAGGGGAAGGCACCCCCCTTCGGTGCCAAGGACGAGGACGACGACGAGGAGCCCCCCGACAAGAAGGGCAAGCCCACGATTGGCAAACTGGTGATCGCCCCCCAGATCACCATCCCTGAGCGCCAGGTCAGGGTGGACGTCGGGGATGTCAACGTCACGGCCGACATCTCGGAGGCCATTCTGAAAGGAGCTCAGCAATGAGGTCACACTTCCAACGCAAGAGCATGCTGTACGTCCCCGCCGCCCTGTGCAGCATGGCACTGCTCGTGCCGAACAATGGCGAGGGGGACGCCGCAAGCGGGTTCATCGGGGTCACCACCAACCTGACGACGCCCATCCTCTGCCTCTTCAAGTCCAACACCACGCCGTCGGAGACCGACACGACCGCGACGTACACCGAGGCCGACTTCACCGGCTACTCCAACGTCAACCTGACCCCGGGCAGCTGGACGGTGAACGAAGGGGCTCCGACGCGGGCCTCCTACGCGCAGCAGACATTCACTTCGAGCGCCGGCTCGCAGAACCAGAACGTCTACGGGTACTTCCTGAAGCGCACGACGAACGGTCGGATCATGCTGGCCGAGCGCTTCACGGACGGCCCGTATGTCATCGTCAACAATGGGGACGCCATCAAGGTGACCCCGCAGATCGACTTCGACTAACCCCCTGCACGCAGGGAAAGGAGCAACGAGCATGAGCAAGATCCGGAAAGGGATGTGGTGCCTGGACGAAGATGGCAGCATCGGCATCGCGCACGAAGACGTGACCTTCGGCAAGGACGGCAACAAGTTGCTGGACGCGAAGGGGCAGCCGATCATGGAGCCGACGTTCCACCACGTTAACGAAGACGGCACCACGCGGCTGGTCGAGTACCGCTCGTGGGACGGGCTGCGCCAGGCCCTGCGTGTGGACATCCCCGCGTCACGCAGGCCCGACGGCGAGCAAGCCGTGCGCCTCGGGTACGCCTGACATGCCGCGCAAGCAGAGCAAGATCAGGAGGGTTCCCCCTTGGCCCGTCAAGGGGTTCCCTCCGTCACCCACTGCGCCCCTGCAGGACACGCAGGAGGAGCCCACGCTGCGAGACTTCGTGGGCATGATCGCGCTGGTCATCGGCATCTTCATCATCGCCGCGGCCGTCGTCGTCGCCCTGAGCTCCTGATCCTGGGGCTCCACCACTGGAGGTAGACATGGACTGGGAATGGACCACCCCACGGCTTCAAGCCCTGCGCGACTACATCGCGTCGGTACCGGCCCTTGCCGCGCAACCGATGAACCCCGACGGCGCCTCTGCCATTGCCGATGCGCTCAACGCGGACGCGTCGCCGACGTTCACCGTCTACCGCACCATGGTCGAGACGGCCGAGGTCGGGATCGCGGTGTCCTACGTCGCGGTCGAAGCGATGACGGACGCGAACCGGACGCGGGTCACAACCTTCTACGCGATGAACCCGCAGAGCTTCGACCCCTCGCGTCAGGACATCCGCACGTTCTGGGCCAACACCTTCTCCGGTACCCTCGGGGGTGCAGGGGCATCAACCCGCGCCGCCCTGGAAGCCCTGTGGCGTCGCAAGGCCACGGCACTGGAGAAGCTGTTTGCCACGGGTGCCGGCACCGATGCGAGCCCCGGACTGCTGACCTTCGAGGGCTCCGTCTCCTACTACGTGGTCGAGCAGGCGAGGGCGAGCTGATGGCCGGGGACATCAAGGCGAAGTACGGGTCGAGTGCCGCGTACACCATCAGCCTGAACTCGCTCGCGTCCTCGACTACATGGGTTGCCGGGCGTGAGAGCACCGAGGTGGTCAACACCACCGATCTCGCGCTCGACTACCTGGTGGGGGGCAAGATCAAGGCGGGCACGTCCCCGACGGCCGGGGCCGCCTTCCTGTGGGTATGGGGCAGCCTAAACGACACGCCTAACCGCCCCGACCTTGGTGCAGGGACGGAGCTCACGGGTGCCGATGCCGCTGCGACATGGCAAAGCGAGCCGGTGCGCAACGCTGCGTGCTACGCCCTCTCGGGCATCAACAATGACACTACGACAGGGCGCATTTACGGCTTCGCGGTGCGCGGCATCAAGCAGCTGTTTGCCGCGGATGCGGTGCCGAAGCGCCACGGGCTCTTCTTCGCCCACAGCATGGTCGCTGCCCTTGACGCCTCGGCCGGTGGGTCGTTCTGGTACACCCCGGTCCTCGCGCAGTACACCTGACGCATGATCCCCCTGACCCACTTCGGCGGTCCAGTGCCGTGCTTCAAGACGGCAATCTACGTCCGCCGCATGCCCTCGGCGCATGAGGTCGCCGCGGATAACGTGCTGCTGCTCGATGGCACGCAACCGAAACGTGGCGACCCCATGATCTGCGGTTCATGCAAGCAACCGATCCACCCGCAGTGGCTGCGCAAGCTGACCTAAGATGAGCGTCGCCGGCGGTCCCTACCTCAAGT